CTACTCCTGCTCGGTCCGCATCACCCTGTTTTCCAACGCCGACGACACGACCCTCGCCGACCACCGTGCCCGCTGCGCCGCCCTGTCAGGCAATATGCGTGACCTGACCAGCATCAAGGCGGCGTTCGTGACCAGCACCGACGCGACCTGCTATGACGTCACGATCGGCTCCGAAGACGAGGGCATCGACGAGCGCTCCTGGGCCACGGCTTTCTCCTTCGACGTGCTGGTGGTCCTGCCTGCCGCGTAACCTTCCAAACCCCGCATATTCAAATGGCCGCTATCTCTAACGGAACGACCTGCCTCTACGGAGTCGCGGGCACTGTCACCAACCTCTTCGTGCAGAGCTACAGCCTCTCGTCCTCGTTCAACGCGGACGTGACCGTCGTCGACGAAGCCGGCCTGACCAAGACCCACCGCCTGGACGACCGCAAGTCTGAGATCACCATCGAAGGCATCGCCAAGACTGCGACCATGCCGGTCCTCGGCGCGGCCCTTTCCTTCACGGTGAACACCGCCTCCGCCTATCCGGCTGGCTCGGCCTCGGCGTCCTTCGTCGGCACCATCACCAAGATTGACGACAAGGGCTCGAACAAGGGCTTCACGGCTGTGACCATCACGGCCATCGACTACGAAGGCATCACGCCTGCCTAATTGACTTCCCCGCAAGGGGACTAGGATAGACGGCGTGGACCGCCGCTTCCTGAACGCCTACGTCGACCCGGCGCCCTTTCGGCTGCTGGGTCGTTCGCTTTACCCCTGGTGCTTGAAGTATCGGGTGCGCCTGATGGCATTGGACTCCCCGCTGGTCGATGGGTCTCGCGGCATCAGCCCCGCCGATCTGCTGTTCGCCTGCAAGGTCTGTGCCGAGGAACCGCTAGGGGATAAGATTGGCTGGGTCGATGAGCTGCGGCTGATGTCCCTGTCCCGCAACCCTCAGAAGTTCGAGCGCCTGCTGGAAGCCTTCGCCGGCTACATCCTCGTGCAGGACTGGCCCAAGTTCTGGGAGCAGAGCAAGACCAAGTCAGGGGGAGGGGACAAGGGGGTGCCTTGGCCGCTGTCCATCGTCGCCAACCTCATCGCCTCTGGCATCGAAGAGAAGCGGGCGTGGGAAATGCCGGAGTGTCAGGCCATCTGGCTGAACTCCGCCCTGGCTATCCGCAAGGGGGCGGACGTGGCGATCATGTCCCCGGAGGAAGAAGCCTTCATGGCCGAGGAAGAAGCCAAGGAGAAAGCCGCCGCGACCCCTTCCAATCCTGCAAAGGAAACACCCGACGATGGCACAATCCCTGGAGCTTAACATCAAGACGACCTCGGACGTCCCGCAGGCCATGGACAAGGCCAAGACTGCCACCGTCGGATTCGGTAAGCAGGTAGAGGACATCCAGCGCAAGTTCTCAACGGCCTTCAAGGACATCGCGCTGGGCTTCATCGCCCCCATGATATTGTTGCAGAGCGCCATCAATTACATTAGCTCTGCCATCGAGAAGCGGAAAGCAGACATCAAAGAGGCTTACGACTTTGCACTGAAAGCAGAGTCAAAATACCTTGAGTCTGAGACTGTAGTCCTCGCTAAGACACGCGCCGCCAAAGAGCAGGACGCCAAAGAGCGAGAGTTAGCCAAGCAAGCCAAGCTCACAGAATATACCAAGTTCCTTGAACAGCCGGGGATGCGTGACAAGGTCGCCGAAGAAATCGGCGGATTCCGTGGATTCCGGCTCAAGACAGGCATCGACGCGAACGCCGCCGAAGACATGGCGAAGGATGCCGATGTGCAGTCTGTCATCGCCCGATTGATTGCTCCTGCCGTAGCCGCCAGCAAGAAGGCCGCTGAGATCAGCGCCGAACCTAAGAGGGCTGGCGACTTCAAAGGCCCCGAAGGCTTCGGCAACGTCATCGGCGTCGGCCCTAACCCGGTCATGGAGGCTATGAACTCGCAGCTCGATGAGACTCGCAAGACCAACGCCCTGCTCGAGAAGATCGCGGGCGACCCGGGTGCCACCTCCTGGATGAACTCCACCCCCTCTCGCGCAGCCCTCCTGATGGGCAAATAATTTATGGCTATCGTAAAGCAAGGCAACGCCCTCACCACCCCGGTCCAACAGCCAGGGGCTAAGATTTCCGACGACGGCTACGGCCTGTTGACGGCCACCGTGGTCTGGAAAGCGGACGAGAGCGCCTCCCTTGGCTCGGTCGTCAACCGCGGCTCGACCTGTCCCATCGACGCGAACTGCGCCGCGCACCGTTACAGCATCACCTACGACGCGCTCGGCATCGCCACGCTGACGGTGGACTACGTCGGCATCGACGGCGGGGCCAGCACGACCGACCCTCAGATCACCGGCTCGCAGGGCCTGACGTCTGAGAACATCACGACCCACCCGAACTTCTTCGAGGTCTACACCACGGGAGGATTCAGTGGCACGGCCATCGCCGGCGTCGGCACGGGCTCGCTGGCTACCCCTGCTTATCCTCTGGTAAGTGGTACGACCAACGAGTACGCAGGCAACAACGGCGCGACCTTTGAGGCCGCCACTGGTCGCAAGTTTATGGGCTTCAAGAAGCCTGAGTTTAAGGACTTCTACGGCAAGACCAACTACCTTGCTCCTCAGTGCTCACTGTCTGGTGTCTTCTACACCTCGTCGGACTCCATCGTGAATAATCACCGCAACGCGGTCGGCAAGACCTCGGGCAACGGCACCTTCGCCGGCAAAAAACTCGTCCCTGACTACATGGGAACCACCTTCACGATCGGCGGAAAGAACCAACTGCTCCTTGCCCAGGTATCCTTCGAGGACTTCGGCCTGTTATACAAGGTGCAGTACGAGCTGCGCTTCAACCGCGAGGGCTACAATGCCTCGGTCTACGCGTCCGTCTGATGAAGATTCAACCCGGAGTCGGCTACACTTTCGACTCGTCCGACAAGGGCTTCACCCTGGACACGTCAGACCCGTTCCCTAGTCGGGATGGCAACGCGTCTAGCCACCCTTTCAAGGTCATCGCCATGGGGCCTAGCGGCTCCAACTACCGTTACCAAGTAGTCTCGGGAACTATCAACAGCCTCGTCCCTGAGATTGACGACATCATTTCAGGAGTCGATGTCCTCTTGGACCGCACGACCTCGGGCGTTCCCAACCCTCCGACCGGGCAACTCTCCATCAACACCTCAACCAAGGAGTCTTGGATTTACCTGCGGGCCGGCGCAGACACGGCCTCCCCCTACGCCTTCCCGGATACGAACATCGCCAACGCGGCCTACCCGAAGGTCATCTCGTCCAACGTTGAACTGACCGACACGGACACCTACGGCTACGTCCTGATCGCCAAGTTCGACATGGACTCGGCCACGGCCCCGACCACCGGCGCCCTCTACCAATACGTCAGCGGCTCCCTCTGGGGCGACCGCATCAAGGTGAACGGGATGACGGCCAAGTATTACTACGCCCGCATCTGATGGGTGAAGTGATCGGAGGCTCTGCTACCTACTCCACTTGGGGCCGCTGCCGCACGCCTATCTTTAATTCGGTCGTAGGCATCTCCACAATCAACGCCCATAACTATGTCGCGTCTGATGGCTTCGCTCCGGCCAATGGCGGCCTGTTCAGGTGCTCGGCTTGGGTGTCGACTTATAACTGGGTCGACGGAGGGGGCACGACCCAGACCGCCTACATCGGAGCAATCGGTAACGCCTTTAATCAGGCTGGCCCTCCAGCCCAGGGCTACTTCTGGGTAGGTGCTTCTAATGCCGACCCTGCCGAGACCTATGGCCCTAACAATCTGGATGACGTAGAGGTGCAGGGTTACTGGGTAGGCCGTGACGTAGTGCTAGACAGCGGGACAAATGCGATGGTTTACGCGGCGCTTAACGGGGTCAATGGCTCGTTCCAGAGCGTAGGCACCACGACCACGACCATTGTTTCCTTCGACCTTTGACCCCCCTTCCAATCGGGGCAAGTTTAAGACCCGATGAGCTGCCCAAACACCGTAACCGTCTCGAGGGGCAACACCTTCGCCTGCACGTTCACCTGGACGCCGGGTGCCTCTGGTCCGGCTAACCTGCTCACGACCACGATCACCTCGACCTTCGAGGACAAGCAGTTCAACCAATACGCGATGACCATCACCAAGGCGGGTGACGGCCTGTCCTTCACGGTGGCCTACACCGGCTCGACGGCGGACTGGGCCATCGGGGTCGGTCGCTGGGACATCAAGTTCGCCTTCTCAGGCTCGAGCATCAGCCGCTCCGAAATCTTCCGCGTCAACGTCATCGACTCCGTCACGGTCTAAGCCATGCCCGACGCGATCATCACGTCCACGGCCTCGACCTTCGGGACCATCTCGGGGGTATTCTCCGCTGATCAGTCCACCATCTCGGGCACCATCTCGGGCGTCGTCCCTGGCACCCTGACGGGCAGCGTCGGCGTCCCCGGCCCTGCTGGCTCCGCTGGCGCGGGCGTCCCTGCTGGCGGCACGGCTGGACAGTTCCTGACCAAGATTGACGGCACGAACTACAACACCGACTGGACGACCGTCAACCTGTCGGTCTACGCGGTCAAGTCGAACAACCTCTCCGACCTCACCTCGGCTCCTGATGCCCGCACTAACCTCGGGCTGGGCACGATGGCTACGGCCACGGCTTCGGAC